CAAAAGGAAAAGACGGCTACACCATCGAAGTAAGGGAAGAAGTAAGCGACCACGCATTTGATAACACAGATATGAACGATGTTATCCTGCAGTACAACCACGAGGGAAGAGTATTTGCAAGGATGAGCAACGGCACTTTAACACTGGACAAACAGGATCCGAAAGGACTGTTTATAAAAGCCGATCTAGGTGGTACTGAAATCGGCAGACAGTTGTTCGAGGAAATCAAAGGCGGATACACAAACAAGATGAGTTTTGGCTTTACTATCGACAAAGTGAGCGAAATGCGACAGTTAGAGCCAGACAACGATGCAGATGAAGTATGGGTGTACACCATCGAAAGCATCCGCAAACTGTACGATGTATCAGCCGTTTCCTTACCGCAGAACGATTTTACATCCATCAGTGCAAGAGCACTCGCTGACGGAGAGATCAACGAGATGGTAGCGGAGAGACTACACGAACACGAGGACAAAATCGCAAGGCAGAAGAAGATAGAAGAACTCGAAAAACTGTTAGAAAGCGAGGACTAATGGAAATCAAGGAAATGGACTTGGAGCAGGTCGAAACTCGCTTGGCAGAAGTCAAGGATATGCTCCACGAGGATGGTGCTGACCTCGAAGCACTGGAAACTGAAATCCGTTCATTAAAGGACAGAAAACAGGAAATCCACGCTGAAATTGAAGCACGCAAAGCGGAAGTCAAAGAGGTTATGGAAACCGCTAAAGAAGTCCGCACATTTGAAGAAGAAAGGACACACGAAAAAATGGATATTAAAGAATTAAGAAACAGCAAGGAATACATTGATGCCTATGCTGAATACATCAAGGGCGATGATAAGGCTGTACGTTCACTGCTGACAACCAACGCAGAAGATGGCACAGTCGCAGTACCAGAGTTAGTCTATGACATCGTCAAGACCGCTTGGGAAAAGAACGATATTTTAGCCAGAGTAAGAAAGACCTTTATGAAGGGTAACCTCAAGGTTGGATTTGAAATCAGTTCAACTGGTGCAGTAGCACACACAGAAGGCGATGATGCACCTAACGAAGAAGCACTCGTACTCGGCATCGTAAATCTGGTGCCAGTAAGCGTCAAGAAGTGGATCTCCATCTCCGACGAAGTATACGACCTGCGTGGTGAGGACTTCCTGCGTTATGTTTACGATGAATTAACATACCAGATCGCAAAGAAAACAGCCGAACTGTTAATCACCAATATTGTCCAGAGCGTAGGTGCATCAACACAGTCAAAACCTGCAGTTGCTGGATTACAGACCAACATCGCTGTAGGCACTATTGCACAGGCACTTGCACTGTTAAGCGATGAAGCAACCAACCCAGTCATCATTATGAACAAGGCAACTTGGGCAGAGTTCAAGGCAGTTCAGTATGCAAACGGCTATGGTGTCGATGTATTTGAAGGCTTACCAGTTCTGTTCAGCAACGCTCTGCCTGCATATTCAACAGCAACAGCACAGCAGGCATATGCCATCGTAGGCGACCTTGAAAATGGTGCACTGGCTAACTTCCCTAACGGACAGGAAATCACACTCAAGTTTGACGATCTGTCACTGGCTGAAAGCGACCTCATCAAGATCGTAGGTCGTCAGTATGTTGGCATCGGTATAGTAGCACCTAACCACTTCACTGTACTTGCCAAAGCAGCTGGCGGTAACTCTTAATTAATCAAACACACAGGGCATAGGTCAATAACGGCTTGTGCCCTTTCTTACTGAAAGGATGTGGAAATATGGATGAAACAACCATCCTTGATAAAGTCAAAATGAGCCTGCGTATTACTACCGATGACTTTGACGATGAAGTCCAAGACCTCATAGATGCCTGCAAGCAGGACTTGGCAACCGCAGGTGTAGTCGTACCAGAAACCAACGATACACTTATCCTGCAGGCTATCAAGACATACTGCAGAGCACACTTCGGCATCCCAGAAAACTACGACAAACTAAAGGCTTCCTATGATGAACAGAAAGCACAGCTGTCGATGAGAACAGGATATACAGTGTGGGCAAATGGATAGAAGCACAGTCATATATTTAATATCGGTAACGCAGACCAAAAACGAGTATGGAGTATGGGAAAAAACGACAAAACAACGCAAGGTATATGCGGAAGTTACAAGCGTTTCACAGAGCGAGTGGTTTGAAGGTGGAAGGGCAGGACTAAACCCACAGTTCCGCTTCCGTATGTTCTGCTATGACTACAATGGCGAAACAATGCTGAAATATAACGGCAAGGTTTATGCAGTTTACAGAACGTATTTAGACCGCAAGGAAGTAATAGACCTATACACAGAGGAGAAAAAGGGAGCAGATGAAAATTGATTTATCAAAGGCGATGGATAAACTGCTCACGGAATACGGCACAGAGATTACGGAAGAACTGGCAGATGCAGTGCAGGATGTCGGCAACGATACTGTATCGTATTTGAAATCAACATCGCCAAGAGGTAATGGCAAAAGGCATTATGCAAGCGGATGGACAGCAGAGGTAGAGAAAACGTGGCACGGCACTTCGCTCATTGTGTACAACAAGACCAAGCCACAACTCACGCACCTTCTTAATGATGGACACCACTATGTCTCACGATCTGGAGAACGACTGTTTGATGTAGCAGGCGACCAACATATCGACCACGCAGAAACCTATGCCAACGACCTGCTTATTGCAAAAGTGGAAGGAGCACTGAAAAGATGACAAGAACAGAGTTTGTAAATATAGTCGAGAGTTTCGACCTTCCGTATTGTTATTATCAGTTCCCAAACGACTACGCACCCACGCTTCCCTTTGTGGTTTATTACTATCCAGAACGCAACGATGTGATGGCAGATGACCGAAACTATGTGCCAGTTGAACGTGTTGTCATTGAACTATACGCAGAAACCAGAGACTTTGAACTCGAAGATGATGTAGAAGCACGCATCCCATTTCCATACGATAAGACAGTAGAGTATATCACTTCCGAAAGGGAGTACAAAATAACTTATGAAAGCGAGGTCATAATTGATGGCTAATAAAATCACATACGGCATCAAGAACTGCTATTATGCACCTGTTACAGAAACACTGAACGCACAGACAGGCACTTGGACTGTCACATACGGCACTCCAGTCGCTATGTTAGGTGCTAGATCAATATCACTGACCGCACAGAACGAGAACGTAGAGTTTTCAGCCGATAACAACCCAAAATACTTTGTCCAGAACTTATTCAACGGATATGAGGGCACTTTGACAATGGCTATTATCGGTGACGACTTCCGTATTGCTTGTTTAGGCGAAGTGGAGGACACCAACGATCTGGTAGGGCAGACCATTGATGATAAGCCGAAACCATTTGCACTGATGTTCCAGTTTGAAGGCGATGAAAATGAAGTCCGCCACGTTCTGTACAGATGTATTGCAGGACAGACAGACATTTCAAGCAACACCAGAGAAACCACTATTGAGCCAAACGAGGAAAGCATTTCGCTGACCTGTGGCGGAGCAGTAGACACTGGTTTTGTTAAGTGGAAATGCACAAAGGCAAATGCCACGCAGTATAACACTTGGTTTAGCACAGTTTACGTACCAACTATTTAGGGAGAGGGTTTTATACTTTCTCCCTTTATTTGTACAAGGAGAGGAAAATGGAGAGAACAGTAAAGGTCGGCACACTTGAAGTGCCAATGAAAGCAACAGCAAACACACCAAGACTTTACA